AATTTCGACAAGATCCAGTATATGGACAAGTTCTAAAATAGAAGCAATTGTAAAAGAATATAATCTTACAGGTTCACTTCCTGCACCAAGAAACCACCCATTTTATGATAACAATATTCGTAAAATGAAAGATGATGTACTCTTTGAATATACTCAAGAAGAGATCCTTGAACTTGCAAAATGTAAAGAAGATATCATTTATTTTGCAGAGAATTTTTGTAAAGTTCTTACCGATGGTGGAAATAGACTTGTAAAACTTAGAAAATATCAGAGAAGAATACTTCTACAACTTAAAAAATATAACAAAAACATTCTCTTGCAGAGTAGACAAAGTGGTAAATCAGTTACTACTGCTATCTTTGTAGTCTGGTATCTTATCTTCCATAAAGATAGAAATGTTGTAATTGCCAGTGCTACTTCTGATAAAGCAGAAGATCTTGCACAGAAGATAGAAGTTATGCTACTTGAACTTCCTTATTTTCTTAAACTTGGACTTAAAAAAGACAATATAAGAAAGAAGCATTTCTCTAACAATAATACTCTTACAGTAGAGACTACCACAGAGAATACTGCTGCTGGTATGACCTGTCACTTGCTTATTATGGACGAGTTTGCTCTTGTTCATCATTCAATTATAAATAAACTGTATAGAACTATTATACCTACCATGTCATCTTCTGTTACTGCTAAACTTATTATAATGAGTACACCCAGGGGAACAAATAAATTCTATGAAGTATGGCAGAAAGCAGTAAAAGGAACAAACAACTTTAATCCTATCCGTGTGGATTGGTGGGAAGTTCCTTTAAATAATGAAATCGGAGACCCACTTCTTGATGAAAATGGAAATATTGTATATAGAGGAGAAGAATGGAAAAAGGCACAGATAGAAGACTTAGGGAATGAAGAAGATTTTAATCAAGAATATGGAAATCAATTCATGGCAGGAAATTCCATGATTTTCAACTCTGTTGTAATGAGAACTCTAAAAACACAAGAAAAGAAATATAAACCTTTTCCAGTGGATGCCATAGAGACCATTCTTGAAGATCTGGATACTCCTCTACAAAATCCAGATGTCTTTATAGTACATCCAGATATAGATCCCTCAGATTTTTCAGATGATTCTAGTAAATTTATTTTCTCTGTAGACCTTGCAGGTGGTGGAGGTGGAGACTACTCTGTTATTACTTTCTATAAGATTATGCCAATGTCAAAGACTCAACTTGATAAAATAAAAATTGCTACATCTGTTAAAGATTTCTATAAACTTGTAGAAGTTGCCAAATTTAGAAGTAATGAACTTGAAGTTGATATGGTAGCCAAAATTTTCTATCATATAGTAATGGATCTCTTCAATGAGAATATAGTTGGTATAGTAGAACTCAATTATGAGGGTAGAACTTTTACAAAGACCTGTTCAGAAGTTTATGGAGATAATAACGATCTTGATACAGATATCTTCCTTGAATTTCCTTATAATATGGTATGGGAAGATGCTAAAACTTTCAAACAGGGAGTATTCAATACAGATTCTGTAAAAAAAGATGCCACAAAGAAATTTAAGAAACATGTAAGAATAGGACAACTTTTACTTACAGATTCCAATACCATTACTCAAAGTACCAATTTCAGTTTAAATAAAAGTGGCAATTACGAATGTCAAAGTGGTAATGATGATGATATAATGTGTGCAGTCAATGTTACCCATGTACTTTACCACCCACTTTATGAAGAGATGGTTGAAGATCTTTATGATGATGCACCATCTGATTTTAAACAAATAGTAGATTCTAAACTTTCAAGCGACATATGAAAATAATATCATTCTTATTCTTACTCTTCTTCATTCTTGGACTTACAGCCACCATTTATGGAATGATAAAATCTTTTAATATTTCTTGGGCAAAGGTAAGACCAGGAGATATTGTAATTCTTAAAGACCCATTTGGCAACTACATTTCTCTAATTGCTATAAGAGAATCATTCTTTGGTACAAAGTTTATGACTCTATGTAAAGACAAAAACAGTAATGTAGATCTTTCTCTTTTACATCCAAGAGACTATACAACTACATCACTTTCTCTTATACTTCGGAATTACTACATAACAGAGATTGATAGAACTTACAGAGAACTTTATAAAAGAGCATATGAACACAAATTTAAGTAATTTTAGGCTACCTATGAAATCTTCTATTACTTTTGAAGAACATTTATCAGATTCCTTTGATTTTGAGATTAAAATACCTGTCCAAAAGTCTAAAAAAGAAGATGTAAAACCTATTATCCATACAAAACCAAAAGGTAAGAAATCTGGTAATATACAAAAAACACTTTTCTAAATGAGTAGCATAAACATTGTAGATATAGCCAAGTCCCAGAAGTCAAACTTTATAAAAGATATAGACCATTACGGAACTATCATCTCAGAGGTTTCTTCTTTCTTTTCTTCTCCACAAGCACTTCGTTCAAATAAGAACAGGCTTTATGTATATAGACAGGAACTTATATCTAAGAAAGGAAAACTTCTAATTGAACAATCACTCTATGTAAAATATCTCCGTAAAGTAGAAAGAGATAGAATGCATTCTATGAAGATAGGAAAACTTCCACCTGGAGATCAAGATTATGGTATTGTTTATAAAAGTGAGGGAGAGCGTAAAATCTATCTCGACTCTTATACAAAAGATCTCAGATATCTTATTCAAATAATGACTGATTATATCAATTTTGTAACAGATACAGTTGATACTATTGATAAAATGCTACTTGGAGTCAAGTATTATATAGAACTTGACAAATAAAAACTCATGTATGAAGATTACAGTACACTCAGATACAAAAGAACTTGAACTTGAGTATGACAGTCAAATAGAACTTGATACTGTCCGTAAAGTTTATGCTCAGAAGATAAGAAATTGGAGATTTAGGATTCCAAAAGGTAGCAAATGGGATGGAACAGTAAACTTCCTTAGAAATTACAAATACTTACCTATTGGAATGTGGAAACATCTTCTTGGTATTTGTAAAGATTATGAATTTCCAGTTTCTATAAAAAATAAAGAATATCTTGTTGATGATACAGTCACAATAGAGAAAATAGAAAAATTCTCTGAGCAGAATTTTCAAAGTGAAGATTTTAAACTTGATGAAGATCAAATCACTGCCATCTACCTTGCTGTAAAATATAAATACTTCACTATGGATCTTTCTCAAAGATTTGGAAAGACCCTGCTTTTCTATCTGATAAGCAGATATCTTGTAAAAGAGACTCCTGTAAAGAAAGTTCTTATTCTTACTATAAATCCAGGACTTGTTGGACAGATGTATGCAGATTTTGAAGATTACTCAGGTGGAGATCTTTCGGATATCTCTATGTTACTCTCTAAAAATAAACTTAAAGATGATAGAGGATCTATCCATATAACAAATTTCCAATATCTTGTAAATATAACAAAGAACAATCCTGAATTCTTTGAAAAATATGATGCTGTACTTGTTGATGAATGTCATAGACTTTCTGAAACTACAAAGACTGTCATAAATCTTTCAAAGAATAGGCTTTATACAGGTGGATTTAGTGGATCTATTGTAAAAGATACATCTGCTGACTACTTAAGTCTAATGGCTTACTTTGGTGGAATCTTAAAGACTGTTACAAAGAAAGAACTTATGAATAAGGGTAGGGCTACACCTATTTCCATAAGATGTATTACTGTAAATTCTATAGAAGAAAGTAAGAAGAAAGAACTCTATTATGCAAAAAGCCAAATACCAGGAGAAAAACTTCTTAGACTTGAACTTCAAGCCATCAGAGATTCTAAGGTAAGAATGCAGTTTATTGCTAAACTTTGTAAAAAACTCGATGGCAATATTCTTATCTTCTTTGTAAGTACAATGGATGGATATGGCAAAAGACTCATAGAAGAAATAAAAATGTATACTCAGGACAGAACTATAATGTACATAGACCAACATGTCCCAGAGGAATCTCGTTCCAAATTTAAAGCAAAAATGGAAAGTTCTTCAAACAATATTCTTGTTTCTACTTATGAAACTCTTTCTACTGGACATACAATCCGTAATCTTCCATATATTATATGTGCAGAACCTATTAAAGCAGAGACTACACTTTCACAGGCTATCGGTAGAGGAATGACCAATCATCACTCAAAAGATAAATTCACTTGGATTGATATCATAGATGACCTTAGATGTAATTTCCATGACCATATAACAAATTCTACTGTATCATCTGAAAATTACGCATTTAAGTGGGGTAAAATTAGAAAGACCTACTATAAAAGGGAGGGATTTACCTATAAAGATGATTATATTGATTTAATGAAGTAATAAAAGATGAACAGTTCTATTTCTAATTTTGAACCTGCAATGTTTCTCTATTTTTGTTCGATAGGAAAGATTACTACCTTACCGACAAAATATTGGAAAACACCAAGTATAAAACTCTTACATGAACTTTCTATTGCTTATAATAGAAAGTTTCTTGAACTTCCCTGGAATCTTGATAATCCAGATGTTTCACAGATTAAAGAAGTTGTAAATAGAAATCCAGATAAGTTTATACTTAATCCAGATGAATCTTTGGAGCAGAATAATGCTACTTTTGTCTCTGCTGTTTCACATATCATATCAACTGATCTTAAAAAATACAACCATTCCTTTCTTAAAGAAACCAGTGAATCTTGGTTGCAATGGGAAGATTTTCAAGAGAAGAATAAAAATGCTATTGAATATATTCGTGGGCAAGTTCTTGAACCTGGGACTATATCACAGGTTATAAAGAAAGCAAAATCTATCATATCATCAGCAGGAGATATACTTCTTGATGAAGATGATCTGGGAGATGATTTCTATGATCCAAAAACTCATGTTGTAGATGATTCTACAGAGAAAATCAACTCTGGATATACAAATTTAAATAAAGCATGGATTGACCACCCTACTGGAGGTATTCCACTCGGTACTACTACTCTTATTCTTGGAGAAACTAACATCGGAAAATCTATTTGGGGCTGTAACTTTGCAAGAAATATCCACTTAAATGGTTATAATGTCATTTATATTTCTCTTGAAATGAGTACAGATAAAATCTTTAAGAGAGTAGGTGCTGGTATCTTTGATATAGATATAGGAGATTATTCTAAACTTTCTACAAGTCTTGATTCTATTTCAGCAGAAATTAAGCGTTTTAAAGATAAAACAAGTACAAGTTTAATTCCACCTGGTATATTTAGAGCAAAGAGATTTGGAGGTATTACACCGAGTGGTATCCAAAACTATGTCAGAAGTGTAGAACAAAAACTTGATATCAAAGTACATTGTGTAATTGTAGATTACTTAAATGAGGTGGGAAATGATCATGGATATACTACTGCAAATGCATACGAGGCTTACTCATATCATAAAAGCAATATGAATGATCTGTATAAAATGGGAGTTGATAACAATTGGGCAATGATAGTACTTCATCAACTTTCTGGAACTGGATTTGGTGCAGAAGATATTACTATGAGTATGAGTAGTGAATCTAAAGGTATTCTACATAGACCAGATTGTGTCTTGGGTATTATACAGACTCCAGAGATGAAAGTAGCCCGTAGATACTATATGAAAGTTCTAAAGTCCAGAGATGGAGTTATTAAAGATCACAAAATAGAATTTGAAATAGATTATACAAGAATGATGATTATAGAAACTGGGACTGTACTTACTCCTGGAGATGCTCTTCTATAAGGAAATAGATATGAGAATTTTTAAAAATCATTCAAAACTTATGACTGTTTATTTTTCTATTACAATCATACTTGTAGTACTTCTATTTTGCAGTACTGCTTATTATCTTGTCAAAGCTCGGCAGAGTACTCAAAAGATTAAGGAACTTAGCTCTCAGTTATTTAGTGTCCCTAAGTACGCAGTAGGCTCTCCTGTATATGTCTTCGTGGCTGGGAAATGGATACAAGATATTATCATAGAGAGCAAACTTTCAGATACAGTTATCTCTATAAGAACAAAATCTATGGAAGCGGGTACATTTTATCCTATAACAAGTGAATATGTAAGGCTTTCAAGAAATGGAGAAGATTTAAGTGAAACTTTGGATTTAAGAGAATCATAACATCTTTAAGAGATATTTTCACTTAAAATTTTGGACCACGGAGCCCCCTGCTAATTTTTTTAGCGGGGGTCTCTTTTATTTTTATGTTACAGGATTCAAAAGTAAAAACTCTTTTACTCTTATACTGCTGTAAAACTACCTACAATTGTAGAGTTTCCACTAAGAGTAATTCTGTTAATGAATTTCTTAGTTACATTAGGAATCTTCACTATAACATCCACTATTGAAGTATTTTCTCTAACTACCCAATCTGGGTTATTACTTCTATCAAATACAACATCAAATTCTTCTATACAACCATAAACATCTCTAAGATTAGAGTAATAATTGTCAAGAATAGAAAGAACTTGCGTACGCATTGTATCATCGTTATATTCAAACATAAATCCAGCCAAGAGTTGTTCTTGATCGATTTCTATATTGATAAGAGTTTCTCTTGCATGGATATTGTTCAGAATAGATGTATATTTTTGGAATCCTGTTTCATTACCCATAATTACAATAGAACCATCATTTCTTCTATAAATTGGGTTGATTCCTTTCTCTTCAAGTTCCCCTCTATCACTTTTTGAAAGAGGAAGAGTTACACCTGTTACACCCTCTCCAGAGATAATACCTCTCTTCATACCAGCAACTGCCAGGTATGGGTTAGTTTTATATTTCTCTACAAAGTTATTACTTACAAAACATGCAGGAGGTACAGAAGATAGAGAACCATCATCATTTCTTACTTCTATATTAGGGAAGTAGAAACCTACATAAGATGCTCCACTTACTTCCTGTGGTAATGTATAAAGGAAACTTGGATTTTCATCTATATTACCACCTTTGTTAATAAGTTCAGCCGATAGTCCTGGGAATGGATCTTCTGCACTTGGAGTGTTTGTAAATCTTGGATCTACACTATCCATAAACTCTTCTGGAGTAGGACAGTTTAGGATACCCAAACATCTCTGTCTACCTTGAATAAGTTTAGAAAGATAACTTTTACTTTCTGGAGTAAGTCCTTTATTAAAGGTATCTACAAAATATCTGAAATCTACCATTTCTGGATCTACCAGAGTTTTAGCCATCACTGTATCAGTCATTACAGAGTAGATTTCTCTTACTCTCTGGTCTGTATTGTTTGGTAAGTGATGATCTTTAAGTGAGAATCCTTTAAGACAAGAAAGATCGTACTCAGAGAACATATCTTCAATTGGAAGTCTTCTTTCTACTTCATTACTTTCTGAAAGTTTAATGTTACCATTTGTAGATACTAAAAGAGATGGAACACCTGCTTCCATTACATTCTTTATAGATACAATTCTTGCAAGTGTAGGTTTTCCATTTTCTTCAGCTACGAGGAAATGTCCAACTTTCAAGTAATCTTTGTATGTTTTATCTATGATTACAGAAGTTTCATCAGATTTTTTCTTTATAGGTAGAGTAATTACCGAAGTACCTTTACCACTCACTATCTTACCTCCGTTTACAATTTCCTCAGTAAGATTTTTCTCTCTTGAAAGTTCCATATCTTCGTATCCAGTAATTTTAAGGATTCTTTCTCCCTCTTCTGTATATGAGAATTCAATTTTAAGATATGTTTTTTCACTATTATAATCATAGTAATCCCCAGTGATTATATCTTTATCTTTTGCTTTCTTATAAAGTGAAGACAAATGAGAAGCATAGATTTTGTTATCTTTAATCTGTACATCAATTGGAGTATCATGAATTTTATACCACTTAAGATTTTTAGTACCATCAGTAAGCAAGATATTTGCTTCTTTCTCTGCTGGAATTTCAAGTGTATGTTCAGTATCTCCACCTCCGTTAGTAACTTTAAGAGTTATTTTTACAGGATTTGAAGAATTGTTCGCAAAACTTAAAATAGGGAATTTGTTCTTTACTGCAACTCCACCATTCATAAGCATACTCTCTATTCCAGCAAAAAGTTCTGCTGTTTTCTCAAGTAAAGTAGAAGATCTAAATGATACTTCATGCTCATTCATAATGCTTGTATCCCATCTACTTCCAGTTTTCTTACCTGCTGATACAACAACTTTTGTCATATCTTCCCCAGTGTTTACAGTTTTGTATTCATCTTCTGGAAGAGAACCACCTTTAAGTTTCCAATCAGTAGTCCCAGGTTTCATAGCAGAAAGTTTTAGAGTTACACTTTGTGAAGTTCTATCTACACTTCTTACTTCTGCCACAGCCTGTTCTCCCTCAAGAGTACTACCTACATTTACTTTTGTGTAAATCTGTTCAAAGAATGGATCTGTATTTGGAACTACAAGAGTAGCCTCAGTAGACAGTCCACTTGCAGGAGTCCATACAAGACCCTCTCCCTCTGCATTTATGAACAGAGGACTCTCACTTTTTACAATTTTAGTTTCTATCTTATCTACAAGTCCACCTTTGTAAGAAAGGAAATTGATTTCTTCTACTGGTTTTTCAAGCAGTCTATTTCCTATAAGGTCAAGATGTGCAGTGTTAGTCTTTGTAATATACTTATCAAGTTCTTTTTCATTGATAGCACAAAGTAGACCATCATAGTTAGTATTAGAATTGATAAGGTTTTGAATATTTCTATTGATACCATTACCATCTACAAAGTTAGGAATAACAGTACCTGTATAGATTTGTTTAACTTTTACTTCTTTAAGATTTAAAAATTCTTCAAGAAGATCTTTTCTAAGTCCTGTAGAAGTAAAGTACTTACCAAATACTGGATGAGAAGAAAGCACTGGATACTGAGAAGCAGAGAAATCCCCAGATAGAACAATTACATCAATGAAATAATCAGAAATAAGATCAGATGATTTCATAAATGCTGGAATAAGTTCTACATCTTTATACCATTCAAGTGCAGTAATATCAAATCCTTTCACTTGACTCTTTCTGATAAGTACAGAAATTGGACTCTTAGAAAGGTTAGTAAGTGAAAGTAATCTACTTTGCTTATCAAGTACAGTACCGTTAGCAGTTAAGTACTTTGGATCTGGCTTCCAGAATCTTGTTTTGTTATAGTAACTTGCTAGTAGTCTTTCATGAGTTTCTCCATTTGGTGTACTTGGATCAAGTGAGAATGTTTTAAATTCTACTTTATCAGCATCTGCCGTAGGTTCTCCCTGTTCATTTACTGAGTTATTAGTTTTAAGTAAGTTCAGTGCAAGTACACTCCCAGATGCTAGTGCTACTTCTATACTTTTATGAAAGAAAGAACCTTGTCTTTCAAGTACTCTATCTCTTGTCCCAAAAAGTTTTCTTGCTGTATCCAAGTCTCCTTTCTGGATAAGAACAGGTACATTGAATACACCAGTTCTTGAAAATCCAGCAATAAGTCTTACTGGTTCATTACCAGTAGCAGTAGGAACAGCAGTACCATCTCTATGAGTAAAATATACACCACTGGCTTTATATTTTCCAGTGATGTCTCCGAGTGATATTAATCCTGTTGACATATTAAATTATTTTTTAAGAAA